CCTACATTCACATTAGCGAAGCATCGTTTTTGAAACGTTCGTTTCGCTTTGAGAGTGAAGTTGGCATGCACATGCCTATGTTGGAAGAAGATTCCATTTGGAAGAGTCTTACCATGGGTGTTGTATCAGGAACATTGTGTCCTGAAGCACAATCAGCTGAAGTGATTAAGGGTGCTGTGCGTGAATTTTTCTATCACGGTAGAGAGGTTTTCGAAACACGCAGCATGCAATTGCAAAAGGTTGTTGAGCTTGCAGGATTGGACAACTACATGGACATGACACTCGATTTCCCTACGTGGGATGAGTGCGTGAACAAGTGGTTGGAAGACAATACTAGCGTTTAATCGCTGACCAGACTTAGAATGTCTATAAACTTAACTTGGCATGAGCTTAGAAATGTCTATAACCAAAATTCAGCATGTATGCATATTTACTGTATTTGTCTAAATCCGACATCATCGGATGAGTAAGCGTGGATGTATATGTATTCTTTGCCTGGGCGTTCCCCAAAATCTCTATTTAGAGAAGTGCTGGCTAAGCACAATAGATGTCAACCTTTCCTTGTGGTCTAGAGAAACCCTTGGAGAGTAAAACTCTCTGGTAACTATAATAACAAGATGACCGAAATGTCGATTAAACTACGCCGGTTGGAAGTGCTTTATCGTAAGATGGAGGAGCAAGTTCACTTTGATCACAATGTGCTCGAAGAAATGAAACGCTCAATCATTTTTGATTATGCAGATTCTCCTAAACCGAAACCAACATACACAAACTTGTCAGTTCAATCTGAGGATGTTCCTGAACAAACTATTGATGAGGAGCAAGTTATCACTTTTGCAGATAATGTAGAAGGACAAACTGACGGAGTCACTGGTGTGCGGGATATGGTCGTTGAAGATATAGCTACTAGTAGTTTTGGACTTGGTGACTTTTTAAGTCGACCAGTACGAATTGCTAGTTATGCTGTAGCTTTGGGTGAGCCGTTTAATCAACGGTTACTACGACCATGGCAAGCATTTTTCAATACTCCGGCCATTCGGAGTAAATTGGATAATTATGCTTTTATTCAGGCTGATCTTAAGATTAAGGTTGTTGTAAATAGCACACCATTTATCTATGGTATGTATGGATTGTCGTATCGCCCACTAACTACCTTTGGATCTCAACATGAGATTACCACTGGTGGTTTAAGTGATGTTGATCGATTAATTCTAACACAACGACCCACTGTGTATATTGAATCACACAAAAATAAGGGAGGTGAACTTACGCTACCATTTTTCTATTATAAGAATTGGTTGCCTCTAACCCTTACAGACACCTTTGATATGGGACAATTAACCATGTATCCTGTTGCACCTTTCACTTCAGCAAATGGAA